ATAGTACCATCTTTAGATGGCATATAAAAATTTTGATTATAATTAGCTGGATGCATTGGATTATTTTCATTATATGCTCTATGCGCAGCTGCAATTTGGTCAGGTGTTTTACCATTAACTGTCCAGCCTAAATGATCTGTCAACCAGTCTGGTAACATATTTATGAGAGTACTCTTTACAAGTCCACCGAAAGCTTTTAAACCTTCCCAAACTTTTGCTACACCTAATTCAACATTGTCAAACCATGCTGGCATAGTAAATGTACCACCCAAGATTTTAGCACCTTCTCCTTCTCCATCATATATCCACTTACCAATACTTTTAACAAATTCCCATATCTTGTCTGTGGCTTCAGTCCATGCAGCACCTATTGAAAAATTACCAGGTTCCCATGATATAAATCCACCTAAGATCTCTGTCTTTCCTGAACCGTGTGGCCCAGCTGCTGCACCGCCTCCAGGCTTATAAAACCATTCACCAAGTCTTCTTACATGATACATTATAAAGCCTGTTGCCTTATTCCATCCATCACTAATAACTTTACCAGCCCCTTTTAATCCTTCTGTAATTTTTTCACCACCAAAAAATCCAGTAATAGCACCAATAGCCATTCCAATTAAACCACCAATGATTGCACCAGGGATAGCACCAACACCAAAGAATGCTGTTCCTATCGCAGCACCAATTATAGCACCAAGACCGCCAAGTTTAAAGCTTTGCTTAATTGCATTCCACATACCTGAACCATGACCGCCAAGGCCTTTACCTATTGCACCGGCTAATCCATCTTCTTTCCAACCAGCAATAAAATCTTTAATTGCTCCAGTAGCTAAAGCTACAGCACCCATGCCAAGTAGATATGGTAACGCTTTAGCTAACATAAATAATTTCACTAATGACCCAAGTATACCAGCCTTTTTTGGCATTTTAACTATATTACTTATATTCATTGGGCCCGCTGCAGCTTGAATTTTTTCTCTCTTTTTCTCTCTTTTAGCTTCTATATCAGATCGTTTATCATCTTGTCTATTTTTCTTATTTTGTTTAGACTCATCAATTTGTTGCTTTAATGCTAGAATTTGTTGTTTCTCAGTAAAAATATCATGGGTAAATATTGAACCTTTTTTAGTACCTTGAGCTGCTAATGATTGAATTGCTTTTTTAATAGCTATTCCATCATGAACTAATTTATCAGAATTTACCTTTACTAGACTTGTCCATTTATCAATAGATTTAGTTGCTTTTAACGATTGGAGCGTTAATTTTCCAATCTCATACATTATAGTATCAGATGTTCCTGTTACTTCACTGATTTTTTCAAGTTTTTTATTTAAATCGAAAAGACCAACACGTTTATCTTTTCTATTGACAGAAGTTAATTTCTTTTTCTCTTTTGCAAGTTTTTTATCTTCTTTCTCTTGCTTTTCCTCTTTCTTAATTTTTTTAACTGAATGCTTAGCTCTTTTACCACTATCTGTAAATCTTTCAGACATTTTAGCTGTAAACATACTAGCCTTGACTCTTCGTTTAAAGTCATCAGCATCAGAAAGTATTCCTACTTCAGCTTGCTCTCCAGTATCACCAGATTGCAAAGCTAATTGTCTTTCTTGATAATCTTTATTCTCTAGATTCTGACGTACAGCATCCCGATTCAGCTTCTTTAATTCCTGAGCAATTTGCGTTAATAGTGTTACTTCGTCTTTTTTAGCCATTTTTCTTCTGTTTATTTATCCTTTCGTTTTCTTTTTTTACATGGTCTTCTACAATGGAGACATATATTTCCCTTTCCCACGGCATCATTTCATCTAACTCAGTTATGCTAAAATTGTGTTGATTCATTAATATAAAATTAGATTTATAATAGTTTATTATACTATTATGGGAAAGGGCTATTGAAAAAAATCTTGTAATCCATTTAATTCAATTTTGCTTTCTTTACCACATGCTGAACAAACTAAATCTGTTTTATAATTTAATTGTGGAGCTTCACTAATTACATCTACTAATTGAGTAAACTGTGTAGTATTTAAACTCTCAACAAAATCAACTACTTCTTTCTTTGGTGCATCTTTTACAGCAAATGTTTCTTCACCGCTATAAATAGTTTCAATTGATTTTGCAATCATATTAATAACAGTATCTGCACCAGTTTTTCTTTCTTTTTCAGATAATCTATCATCCATATTTAACCATTTTAAATCAATTGATATATCATCTGTTATTTTAACATGTTTATCAGGAGCATCTTCAAGATTTTTAACTTTAACTTTTTCTAAATCAATTTTATGCTCATTCGTTTCTTCACAATGTTCACATCTTAATTGTATTTCAACACCTTCACCTACTGATTTAGTTCGTAAAGTTACAAACATAAACTCAATATCAAACATTGTTAACGTTTTAAAATCTATAGGTGTTTCTATACAAATTTTAATAATATCAATTACTGCTTTTTCCATAGCAGTTTCATTTTGAGTTTCCATTGCTATTAACAATATCTTCTCTTCTTTGACCACGTATGGTCTGTATGTTACTGTTTCGCCTGTTGAAGGCACAATCATATCATACTTTGGGGTTGCGAGTTTTGGCAACATCATTATCTCTCCATTATTATAAAATTATTTAAAGCCCTCTACCCGAGCCATCTGCAAATGGGCTTTTTCTAAAAGGGTTATTCTTTGTTGTTGTATCTGTAGGTGGTGGCCCATCTTCATTTCTATATTGGTCAAATTTCTTATTTTCATGCAATTTTTTCAACTGCCCTTCATCTGTAAAAGTTAATTTAAGATTCACATCTACATCAAAATTATTTATTTTTCTAAAATTATCATATTCCCATGTAATAGATACTTCCATTAAACCTTCAGATTCATTAGATAATTCAACTGCTCCAACTTGTATAGGATATGCATTCTCTAATATAATTGTATAACCAGGAATTATATGATTAGAGTTAGATAACTGTTGTAATGTCACATCAGTAACATATTCATCTTTATACATTGTTTTATAGTGTTCACCTGATGTGTCTACAATCATCTCTTGCCACAAATCAAAATAATTTTTAATATAATAATCATTTGTTAATAAAAATGTCATCTCTACTTCATCTGTTATAGATGAATATGGTTTTTTAGATAAGTGATGATTATGCGTAGCTTCAGTTGTAGATATTCTCTTACCAGGCAATGTAGTACTTTTACATAATAAAAACATATCTCTTGGGTCATTAATAAAATCTCCAACATGATGACCCTCACCAGATATTGCATTATTTAAAAATGTAGCTGGGTCAAATCTTAATAAATTATTTATTGACTTTGATGGATGAGAAATATATACAGCAAATCTATTACCACGTGCGGCACCACCGTGATGATTAATTGATGCTTTTATTGAATCTATGCTAACTGGTAATCCCATTAGTACGCCCTCTTAGAATCTGACCAAACTTTACCAGGAGCTGCTTTCTTAAATTTGGCCGTTTGTAAAAATATTGCAATGTTCCATTCTGCAGCATTAACTTTCATAATTCCTGAATTTACATGCTTTGTTAAATAATGTTTGAAACATGGCTTAAAGTATTTATAATTCTTTGTTGCCATTAATAACTTATAAGTTATTTTAAATCTTGTAGTTCTATCAAACTTTTTATTAGATGTAACATCTCCTAATTTGTCTAAAAATATTGCACGAACATTAGGTGGTAAATAATGTAAGTTAACACCATAAAAACCATCTTTCGCAGGACCAACAACAATTGTTAATGGAAATACATCATAATAAGGCAATGTGTCTTTATGCTTTGGATTATATGTGTACATTACCATATCACCAGGTGAAGCTCCAGCCTGCTTTTTTAATCTATCGTCTTTAAGCATTTTAGTAGAACCTATTGGTCCAAGAGCTGCAACTTTTTTAGCAAACCATGCATTTGCTTCTTTACTTCTTGCAGTTAATCCTTTACGAAATGCTTCTGATTCTAATGCGTCGAATAAACTAGCCATTTAATTTCCTTTTTAATCATAACTATATTTATACTCTTTTCTTAAGTGTTTTCCATATTCTTTTACCAGTCTTAGTTTTACTCACTTTAAATTTCATTGTCATTGTTTTAATACCCATTGCTTCTAACTCTTTTTCTGTCCATATTTGAAATTCATAGCCACGTTCCTCACAATACTTATTAGCATATTTCCATTTAGAAGTATTCTTCATATAGGTCAAAGCCT